ACAAGATGCTCGCAGATACCGAGAGGGAACTGCAAAAGCGGAAAGCAAGAAAGATAAAGTTGTACCTAAATTCCAAAAATCGAAGGCTACTCAAGCTAAGTCCAACCAGTTAGCAAAAGCTCGTGGTATAAAAGCCAAAAAAGCTGCTGTGAAAAAATCTGGTGGGTCAGTAGAGTCTGTAGCCAATATGTTAATTGACAGAATGTAGAGGAATTTACAATGACACAAGCAGTTGGAGCACATAGCTCATATGACGAACCCATCGCTACAGGTGGTAACAGAGAAGATTTATCAGACATGTTGTTTGACGTATCTCCTACAGAGACTCCGTTCATTACGGCAACTAAGAAAGGGTCTGCAACAGGTACTGCCCATGATTGGCTTACCGATGTTCTTGAAGATGCAGCAGATAATGCTCATATTGAAGGCGATGATGCAGCACCACAAGATGCAGCACCTCGTGCTCGTTTATCCAATTTCACACAAATTCTGAAGAAACACGCTGTTGTTTCTGGCACTCAGGAAAAAGTGTTGAAAGGTGGTGGCATCAAATCTGAAATGGCTTATCAAGTAGCTCGTAGACTTAAAGCGATGAAGCGTGATGCTGAAAAAGCAATGGTTGGAACTCCCAACGCTAAAGTTGCTGGTAACGATACAACCGCTCGTGAAATAGGTTCTTTTGAATCTTACATGACTTCAGACACTTATTTCGGTGGTGCTGCTTTTGCTGCTCCTGCTGGTAATGGTGCTGACGTTGGTACGGCTGGTACTGCTCGTGCTATCGATGAGACTATTTTAAAGAATGCTCTTGAAACTCTTTGGAATAACTCTGGTGGTAACGAAAACATTCAAGCCATTTGTGGCTCGCATGTTCGTGGTGTTATCTCAACTTTCACTGGTTCAGCTACTCGTTATGTAACAACTGAAGATAAAAAATTAGTTGCTTCTATCGATGTTTATGATGGTGACTTCCATACTGTGACTATCACTCCTGATAGATACAGTGCAGCAGATTCAATCTTTTTACTCGATTCTGAGTATGTTAAGACTTGTGATTTGCGTGGAGTTTCTACCAAAGACTTGGCAGTAACTGGTGATTCACAGCGTAAAGAAATTGTGTGGGAAGTAACTCTTGAAGTTTGTAACCCATTAGCACACGTTCAAATCGCTGGTTTAGAAACAAGCTAGTAAGGAGTAACCTATGGCGCAAAGAATGATTGCTTCTGATTATGACCAGTTCACTGGTATGACCGAGGAAACTTGGTATGATGAAGCAGAAGGTACAATTACGCTCCGTAGGTTACAAGATGTGGAGCACACCCTTGCTATGAACAAGGTTATGCACAATTCGCACACTGCGAAAAAGGCTAACTATGATGATAGTAGGGGTTTGCACCAAGTCGCAAGAATACCCTTTGCAATCGTTGAAAAATGGTTGAGAGAGGATGGATTTGATTGGTTTAACTCAACTGACAAGGAGAGAAAAGCCAAATTGAATGACCGAGATAATTCTAAATTATTGGTACGCCCAGGAAAATTATGAACTATAACGAATTAGTTGCAGCATCCAAAGCGTATGCTGATAGGCAGGATATTGAGGTTGAACAAAACATAGATATTTTTATTCTCATGGCAGAAGCAAGAATCAATCGTGTTTTAAAAACCAGAGAGCAAACAGCAAGGGCTTATGCCCCTACCCAGCAAGATGATGAATACTATTCTCTTCCTGAAGATTATGCAGGAATGCGTGATGTGCAACTTAACTCTGACCTCCCCCAGGCAGAACACAAACAAAGCCAACTTCACTACCTTAACCCTGAGCAAATGAATATTCGCAGGGGCCAGGCTTATTGTGGGAAATTATATTACACAGTAATCGATAAACAAATTCAGATATACCCTGCTCAAGATGCAGGATTATCTATTGAAATGGTTTACTACCAAAGAGTACCAAACCTTTCACTGACCACATTAGTAAACTGGATGAGCGAATCTCACCCAGATATATACTTAGCAGGAATCACTGCTGAGATAGAAACCTTTGCCAAAAATTATGATGTTGCAAAGGGTTGGGATGACAGAATGTCAAGAGCAATTAATGAGCTAGAGAAAGCGGATGAAATAGAACGCTGGTCAGGCCAACCACTTGTAGTGAGGATAGGATAATGTCAGACGTAGGAAATTGGATTGGAGAATTAACCACTACTGTAGGCACTGGAGCTATCTCTTTAGGTGGCAAACTCAGTGATGCTTATTCAACATTTGCTAGTGCAGGAATAACTGATGTTTGGTATTCAATCGTTGATGGTGATAATAGAGAGTCTGGTATTGGTACTATCTCTAATGGTGTTCTTACTAGGACTACTGTTACTGCAACTATTTCTAATGGTGTGTATGCTGGTAATTTACCTGGACCAATTAATCTCTCAGGACTAGCGGAAGTTTATTCAACTTTTAATGCTCTTGCTTTTCAGACAATGAATGCTGATATAGCTACCCTACTTTCAGCCCCAGTAACAAATCAAGATGCTTCTGAAGTACCAGTTACTCCAAATGGTGGGCTTACATCTACTGATGTTCAAGCTGCTCTTGAGGAGTTGCAAACAGAAATTAGTGTTGTAAATTCTGGTGTTGAGACTGATTCAAATTTTGCTTGGACAGGGACTCATAGCTTTGCTGTTAAGCTATTGCCTTCTGATATAAACTTGGGTTCGACATACCCTTGGACAGGACAGCATAGTTATACTTTAAGAACAACTGTGAACGGAAATACAGTTTATGATGAAGGGAATATTAATGAAGCTACTCTGGGAATTAATGCACAAACTGCTAATTATACTGCTGTCCTTGCTGATGCTGGTGACCTTGTTACCCTCGATGTTGTTGGTGCTCATACTTTTACCGTACCTCCTAATTCGTCAGTCGCTTTCCCAATTGGGACAGTTCTCACAGTACGACAGAAAGGTGTGGGACAAACGACAATAACTGAAGGTGCTGGTGTTACCATAACTGCGGCTGTTTCTAAAGGCTTGCTTATATCTGAACAAGGTGAATGGGCTTCTATAGTTAAGGAAGGCACTGACCTCTGGTCTATTGCTGGAGGATTAACAGCGTGAGTTTCCCTGCTCTTTCTGCTCTTGCGATAGCTATACGCTCAACTCTAACTAATGTTGTTGAGTTGAATTGCTTTGCCTATGACCCTCAAGATTATGTAGCTCGATGGGAGTTGGATAATTCCTCTGTAGTAGCACCTACAGACTATGAAGCTAACTGGGCATTAGATAATTCTATTTTTGATTCAACAGGAAATCACAATGGCTCAACATCGGGTAATATGACTTACACTGTTGGAGGCGAAGAGTTCGATGGAATTAATGCCGCCATATATGATGGTGCTTCTTATCATAATTTGCCAATTAACGCAGGGTTGAAAGTAACCAACTTAACGGTTTGTCTTTGGTATAAAGGAACAACCCATACCAATATGTTGTTCAACTTTGGGTCTAGAGACACTAACCACGCAGGGTACTATCTTTTTATTGACCCTAATGGAAAGGTATTTTTTGAAGTTGGCTCTAATACAGGAACAGTTAATCTAACACATTATCGGGCTATGTCCTCAACTTCTGTAATCACTGATAATAAATGGCATCACCTATGCGGAACTTATAATGGCACTGATGTCAGCTTGTATGTGGACGGTGTTCTTGAGCGAACCGCAGTCTACACAGGAGGATTGGCGTATGCCAGTACTACCTATGGCAATCTTGGTACTTTTAAGTATTGGTCAGGCTCTTCTATTTATACAATGACAGGTAAGTTGGACGGAGTAAAAGTCTTTGACTATGCAGCAACAGCAGACCAAGTTCAGGCATTATCAAGATTTACACTTGACGCAACCTATAACAACCATGATGGAACAATCAACGGCACTCCAGTATTTGGCACAGGTCAAATAGGCAATGCCATGACCTTTGATGGCGTGGATGATTACATCGCTATTCCTAATAGTGCGGATTTAAGACCAACACAGTTGACTGTTAGTGCTTGGGCTAATGCGAGTAGTAGTGGTGTTATATTTTCTAGTTATAGTCAAGACACATTTGTCGCAGGGTTTTGTCTTAGAATCGCAGGAGGTTTAGCAGACTTTCTTGTAGGTAAAAATACAGGTGGAACGCAAGGGGTAGATTATGAAAGAGCAACTAGCGCGGCTGACCCTAAAAACACTTGGCGTCTTTTTACAGCCACATATGATGGGATTAATCTAAAATTATATTTAGATGCTGTTCTTGTCGACACCACAGCTTGGGTTGGAATAGCTTACGCTGCATCTAACAAAGTTAGGATAGGCAATAGATGGCAAGCCGCAGATGATGCATTTATCACAGGTTCAATAGACGATGTACGCCTCTACGATAGACCCTTATCCCTCACTGAAATTGAAGATATCTTTGCTTCAAGAAATGTTGCTCCTCCAGTAGATTTTATTGCTGAGTGGAAGATGGATGGAGATGCAGCCCTTACAGACCCCATTGTTAATGTTCCTCTTGGAACAGGTGGCTTATCAGACACATCTGGTGCGCCATTACATAGTGTAACTTTATTCGCGACTATAGACCATTCAACTGGTGGTGCTATATCTGGACAAGGTTATCATGAGTTTAATGGTGCTGCGTCATATGGGTATGATAACGGCACACTTACTGATTTCGATTCAGCCAACTGGTCACACTCAATATGGGTAAGAATAAAAGCCCACACAACACCAAATGGTAGTGGGACTATTATTGACAGGTGGGTCTCGACTGCGGGTGGTGGGTACATGTTAGATTGGCTAACAGCTGCTAAAAAGCTTCGGTTCTTGGTAACTGATGGTACAACTGCTCAATCATTGTCTGCGCCAATGACAGGTATGGAAGATGATGGTTTATGGCATCATGTTGTTATTACTTATAACAGCTCACAAGAATACAAGATATATGTTGATGGGGTTTTCGGTCACTCTAAAACCATGTCTTTGCCTTTGCTTCAACCTACTCGTGAGATTAGATTTGGACAAAGAAATAGTGTAGTGGACTATCACTTTTTAGGGGATATGTGCGAGTGGTCTTTTTATCAAAGGGAATTGTCAGCAGCAGAAATTGCAGGTGAGTACTCCCAAGGGTATTTATATGAAACAACAGGACTGCATCACGCCACACCTGTAGCAGCCCCAACCTACCTAGCAGGCAAAGAAGGTAATGCTCTTGTTCTGAACGGTAGTACTCAGTATGCGACTGTTGTTGACCATGCGGATTTGAAGCCTAGTAATATTACAGTCAGTGCTTGGATTAAAAGTGCTTCAGTACCAACAGCGGCTCATATACTTTCGCATTACGAAAACACAAGTTTTATTTATAGAGGGTTTAATTTCCGATTAGGAGTCACAGGGGCAGCAACTCTTACCATCGCAAGTAACACTGGGAACGTGACAGGCGTAGACCAAGATAATGTGACTACAACTACAATACTGACCGATGATAAATACCACTTGGTAACGGCTTCTTACGATGGCACAACGATTAGCATCTACGTTGATGGCTTATTAGAAAATACAACGACTTATACAGGAGGTTTGGTTTATTCCACTACAGTACCTCTAATTGGGGCTGTGTCAAAAGGTGGTGGTGTTTTACAATTCTTTAATGGTGCAATAGACAAGCTTCAACTCTTCAATAGAGCAGTAACACAAGCTGAAGTAACTGCTATGTATGCGACTACTCCTGTTGATTGCATTATATCCACCTCATTTGAAGAATCAGTAATCAACAACTCCCCTAATTGGTATTGGAAGCTCAATGAAACAACTGGACTAATTGCCGTTGATTCAATGGGCAATGATGACCTTGTCTATTCTATTGACGCAAACACAACAAACTTCTCTGAAGCATCTTCAACAAGTGATGGGGTGGGAAGCTCCAAAGACTTTGATGGGGTGCGAAATGTTAGCGACCCTGCGTTATCTGGCTCTCGTAATGTCGGGCATCTAACTGGTGCAGACTTCACTATTGAATTGGCATTTGATTTCGAAAACACAAACAATTCTACCAACACTAGACCGCCACTTGGTAAGTGGGGAGCAACAGACGCTAACAACTGTTGGTCACTCTGGACATCCTTTAACAACTTCAGATTCCAAATGTATGAAGCAGATGGGACATATAGAAATATAAACTTCATTGTGAATATGGCATTGCTTGCCCAACCCATCGTCTTGTCTGGTTGGAATTATATTTCAATACGAATGGACTACACTGGAACAGGCTTGCTAACCATTTATCTTAATGGCGTAAAAGCAAGTTCCACCGATGTGTCAGGATGGTCGGGAAGTTGGAGGCAGCAAACTAGCGAAAAATTATGGATTGGTAGAGATGGAGATGGAGATGTTTTTCATGGCGCATTAGACCACGTTGCCATTTACCAAAAAGCGCTTACAGACAGTGAAAGATGGGAAAATTATTCATGGTGGAGTGGAGATTCTGCCTTTGGTGTTAACAGCCTAGAAGACTCTATTCTTTTAGCTGAACCAGAATGGTACTGGAAGTTCAATGAAACCACTGGCATTTACGCCTATGACAGAATGGGCAAAGACTTACTAAGATACCCAATTATTTACCCAGATTATATAGCTGATTGGAAATTACCACCATCAAACGCAGCTGGTATAGGTCAGGCAGTGGATTGTTCTTTCTTTGCACATGGAGGGCATCATCTGACCTCAGCAGCACCAGAGGCATCTAGCAGCACTTGTGACTTACCTGTGAGTGGCTCATGGTCGGTTGAGTGTGCATTTTCAACAACTGATTTGACGAACTCACAATTGTTGTGCGGCATAAATGGAACAGCGAATGATGGTTGGTACATAGGGATTAATCAAGTTGCAGGATATTTAAGTTTTAATTACACCGCAGGAGGGGCTAGTGTTCGCACTGAATCGAATAATACTCTTGCCAGTTACGGTGTACTGCTCGACAAAACTGATTGGCATTGGGTTTCAGCGATTGTCAATACGGATACCAACTTCGTAAAAGTGTATCTGGATAATGTCGAAGTAATGAGCGTGGATATATCTGCAAGTTCACAGGTATGGGATTCATACAGCATTTACGACTTCACAATAGGCTCTAATCGCACAGGAGCAATCAACCTAAAAGGTGGAATGGATGAGTTTGCCATGTACTATAAAGCACTCTCAGATGTAGAACGACTAAGAAATTACAATTGGTGGAAACATAACGCAGGAGTAGCACCTTAATGGAAGGTTGGCAAATAGTTACCATAGCGATAGGGACTGTAGTAGGTAATGGTTTACTTCTTAGATGGTTAAAAGCAGGAATGGATAGGACTATGGCAAAACAAGTAGATATGGAATTAGACCTTGCTAAGAACTACAGCACTTCTACAATGGTCTTGCAAACTATCTCTTTAATCAATGCGCCTGTTCAGCAGTCGATTGAATCGCTTAAAGAAGAAATGCATTCAGTGAAAACTGAGATAAAAGGTATGGAAGAAAAGTTAGACCTTATATTGATTAATCAAGCTAGAAAAAATAATGGAGCAGCAGGATGACACCAGGATTATTAACAGGAATATTCTCAATCGGTGAAAAACTTATAGACCATTGGTTTCCAAATGCTGAAGATAAAGACAAGCGGAAAGCTGAGCTATTTTCCCTCATACATCAAGGAAAAATGACAGAACTTGAAAGTGCTGCTAATGTCATAATGACTGAAGCTAAAAGTGACCATTGGATAGTAGCCTCTTGGCGGCCTATTACAATGTTGACTTTTGTTTTCATAATAGCTAACAACTATATAATATTCCCTTACCTATCTTTGTTTTGGGAAAGTGCTCCTAAACTAGATATACCAACAGACCTTTGGGATTTAATTAAAATAGGTCTAGGTGGCTATGTAGTCAGCCGAGGCGGAGAGAAAATGATGAAGGAGTACAAATCTTAATGTTTGCTTTTAGTAAAAAATCTTTAGAAAGAAGATATGGAGTCAGTAGTATATTAATATTAATTTCTGATAGGGCTTTACAAATATCACCCATAGATTTTGGAATACCAGACTATGGCGGAAGAAGAACAAAAAGAGAGCAGAATCGATTATATAAAGATGGCCTGAGTAAGTGTGATGGCTATGATAAGAAATCAGAACACCAAGAAGGTATGGCATTAGATGTTTATGCTTATGTCGATGGAAGAGCAAGTTGGGAAGAAGAGCACCTGGCCATTGTTGCAGCAGCAATGTTGCAAGCAGCAAATGAATTAGGTTATAAACTAGAATGGGGTGGTCTTTGGAAAAACTTCAAAGACA